TGCCACCACTTTTCCATGCCCATCCCTTATTATCTGAGAGTATGAATTTCCCCATAATAAAAGATGACCCATTAGTGTTTCTCTGAACACGAATGAAGTCATCTCAGGATTGGGAGAGTCAGCAAGTAGGTGATATATAGGATGTCCTCTTGCTTTTTCTTTCCCGTTTTCTGTGTTCATATAGGTGTGTAATGGAAGTGAAGCTATTGTTTCAGCTAGTATTCTCACGCAAGCATAAACTGCAGTTGTTTGCATAGCTGTTCTTTCATTGACATTTTTACCACTGGAAGTGGAGCCAAAGAAAAAGCTGTAGGTAGATCCAAATAAAGAATTCTTAGGTTTAGATCCTTGCTTAAATAATCTTGAAAATATATTAATATAATCACCTCCTAAATAAATCTAGAAAACTAGAATCCCTCTTTCATCATAGACACTACCAGTATTAACTCCATCATTTCTTAAGGCTCTATCTAAGGCCATTATTGTTGCCACAGCACCGTCTATCTTTTCAGAGGATCTTTCCTTATCTGGTTTAACATTCCCAGCAGGGTCAGTCCTTACAAAAATATTATCCATCATCCAACGAAGGACTGGATGTCCACCATGGGCTAGTTTTTCTTCAAGGGTTAATTTCATCAATTCTTTGGTAGGAGGACTCATATCTTTAAAGCCCTGCCCAAAGGGAACAACAGTAAAACCCATGCTTTCAAGGTTTTGTGTCATTTGAATTGCTCCCCAGCGGTCAAAGGCGATTTCTCTAATGTTATACTCCATTCCTAATTCCTCTATGAAATTTTCTATAAAACCATAGTGGACTACATTTCCTTCAGTAGTTTTGATGTATCCTTGTCTCTCCCATAAATCATAATTTACATGGTCTCGCCTTACCCTTAAATCAATGGTTTCTTCTGGTATCCAAAAGTAAGGAAGAATAGCATATTTATCATCCTCATCTTCTGGTGGAAAAACTAAAACAAAGGCTGTAATATCTGTAGAAGATGATAGGTCAAGACCACCATAACAAATTCTACCTTTCAAGCTTTTAGGATCAACTTTAAAAGAACAGGCATCCCATTTATCCATGGGCATCCATCTTACAGCTTGTTTTACCCATTGGTTAAGCCTTAGCTGTCTGAAAGAATTTTCCTCTGCGGGATTTTGCTTAGCTGATTCAAAGGCCGCTTCTACCTTATCCATAGTTACGGTAATTCCTAGAGAGGGATTAGCTTTTTTCCAAACCTTAGGATCTGTCCAATCATCATCCATATCAGCACCATAAATAACAGGGTAAAAGGTAGAGTCTGTTTTTCTACCTTCAAGTAAATCTACAGCCTTTTGATGAACCTCCCAACAGATAGAATTTTGATTGTCTCCAGCTGTAGTTATTAAGAAGTAAAGAGGCTGGGTTCTTGCATCCCCAGACCCTTTAGTTAGAACATCATATAGTTTTCTATTAGGTTGGGTATGGAGTTCATCAAAGACAACTCCATGAGTATTGAAACCGTGTTTATTTTTAACATCAGCAGACAGGACTTGATATACACTTCCTGTTGGCTGATAGATTAATCTCTTCATTGAATCTAAAATTTTAACTCTCTTAGCTAGAGGTGGACACATTCTAACCATATCAGCCGCCACATTAAAAACTATGGAAGCTTGGTTTCTATCGGCTGCAGCACCATAAACCTCAGCTCTTTGTTCACCGTCACCACAAGTGAGGAGAAGGGCAATGGCTGCTGCCAGCTCAGATTTTCCCATTTTCTTTGGTATTTCCACATAGGCTGTATTAAATTGCCTATAGCCATTTGGCTTAATTATTCCAAATAAATCTCTTATGATTTGTTCTTGCCAATCTATAAGTTCAAAATGTTTCCCTGCCCACCGACCTTTGGTGTGAGTTAGAGCCTGTATAAATGAAACCGCATAATCAGCGGCATCCTTATTATAAACGGAGTCTTTGGCCATAAACTTAGTTGGCTTATAGTCTTTGAGTTTCCTAATTTTTGCCGCCTCCCTTCATTTAGGCAAAAGAAAAGAGCCTCTAAGAAGCTCTTTGTTTCTGTTGATATTTTATTTTTTAGTTACTTGATGAAGCTTGCTAAAGTAGCCTGAGCTAATAAATTCTTTTAATTCCTCAATGCTATAAATTTGCACTTGATTTTCTTCTTCACCCATTGGAGCAAAAACTAAATCTCCTCCCCAATAACCAACGAGTTGATAAAATAATTCTTTGCCTTTTACTTTATAAATATCGCCCTTTTTCATCTTCATTTCCTCCTTGAAAGTGTATTTTGTTACCTACATATATCACTCTAAAAGGGATATATAGCAAGTACTATTTTCAATATAAGCACACTTTCTTTAAAGTTCGCCAGTCATTATAAATTGGATATATTTTTCCTTTTCATCCTCTAGGAAAATAACTAGTTCATAGAACTCCAGTTGATTGGCCTCGTATTGAACTCTATTAATATCAAACATATTTGTTACGCCGCTTTCTCTAATGATTAAGATTTGCTCTTTAATCTTCTCCAGCATCTTTGGCCACCTTAATCCTTTCTATAGAATCTTCCAAGGCAATCTTTAAAACTTCATCATTGAAGTTTTGGGCTTTATAGCCATCGTGAATTACTGAGTAATAATAAATACTTGGCTGACCTAAGGCTCTGCCTTCATTCATAATATAGGCCATTGCTTTTCTGTTTCTGCCTTTAATTTTTACTGTAAAGTTTTCCTTTCGATAGAGGAAGGGAAAGCCTTCATATCTGTCAAGGGCGGCTTCATCGCTTTTAGTAATTTCCCATATAAGGACTGGAACAGAATCTCCTTTTGAAGGCTCTACAGTAGCGACAGCAGCTCCCGTAGGTCCCCTAAATAAAAGCTTGTAATCTTTTAATTGACTTGCAGCTACCAGTTTAGCTGTTGGGCATCTACTAGCCATTTGAGCAAGATTTAAGTTGGATCCATAGGCTAGGTATAGTTTCTTGTTCATATTTATCTTCCTTTCTTTGGCCATAGTTTCGCCTGTGTGGGCCTTTTATTTGAAGTGGGTAAGTTTACCCCTTCTACCAGCTTAAGAGGGGGAAGTCCCCCTCGTGGCTTTTAGCAGCCGCTATTCTCAAGCGGATTCACGAAACCTCCAAGCTGCAGAGCCTTCTAGGTGTTTGCAAAGGTGCTCTCTTGGGTTTTTAAAGTCATCTCCTATAAAGCCGATTCTGGTAAGCCAGGTTCTCATTGCAAATTTTGGATTTTCTATCTGTGGCTTTTTGCTGCTGGCAAACTTCTGTGTTAAGGCCTGCTCATTCATGGCCAAGCTTAAAAGGATGTAGGTTCTTATTTTCCCAGCATGGAGTGTTCCATTAAAGCCTCTAAGCTCTACAGTTCCCACTCCGTTGAAAAAGCTGTGTAAGTTCAGGAAGTGGTATCTGCTGTCATGGTAATGCCTCTCCCTACTTTGGTAGTAGCCTTTGTACCAAATATCTTCTATTTGTTTAAAGCTGGTGGGCTTTTTCTTGTTCATTTCCTTTACTAGGCTTTCATCCATCTTTTTGCAGTATCTCATTCTCTCTCTTTCAATCTCCAGGCTAGTGTAGAGGAGGTCATTTCTTGAGTAAATAATATTCAAGAAGTTTCTCAAGGACCTAGGAGTATGATCGCCTCCGTTTAGGTGTATGTGGATACCTGTTGTTTTGTTGGCAAAGCCTCCAGCTTTTCTTATTTTTCTTACTAGCTCCTGAAGGCTTTCAATGTCCTCCTTGTAGCTTAAAATCGGGCTAACAATCTCAACGCTATATTCATTAGTTGCTGGTACTTTTTGTCCATTAACTCTTTTCTGACATCTTATGCTGCCGTCATAAACTACTTGCCAGGCTCTTCCGTCAGCCGCTGTTACCTTGAAGTCTCTACCGTTTTGCCTTGAAGTTCCTTCAAGATGTTCTGCTATTGTTTTTGCTGCTTTCCTCCTTGTAATGCCTGTGAATTCAATTTCAATTCCAAAGTTTTTAGTAAGCATTCCTTTGTCCCCTTTCTGGTGTGTTTTTGTTACATACATATATCACTCAGAAGGGAATATATAGCAAGTACTATTTTCACTATAAACACAGTATTTTCAAGGGTTTCAACTTGTTTTTAATCTTTGCTTTTCCTAAATAAATCCTCTCCATAAACTAATCCTAAAGAGCTGCCTTTGTCCCAATTTACATGGATAGTAGCCATGTCATCAATGAAGGCAACTGTTCCTTTATCGCCAGCTTTTAAAGTTGTATAAGGGTCATCCATTTTGATAAGCTCAACTCTAGTTCCTTTTGGGAAATCTTCCTTTAGTTTTTTTAATCTTTCATAGCTAATTTCTTTCATAGTTTTATGCCTCCTTGCTTGCTGGAAGTCCATTTCTAAATGCAGAGCTTCCTTCAAGCTTTGATAGTAGAAACTTTCTATGCTCCTTATAATCTGCTCCTACCATACCAAGTCTAATTAGCCAGGTCCTAAAACTATATTTGTCATTATCAGTTTCAACTTGCTTAGAAGTTGCATATTTTAACTCTTTAGCTTTCTTAATTAGAAGGCTTAGGAATTCTGATGATATTTTTATGTCTCCTTTAATAAATTTAAAGGTAATTTTTTCATCTTCAAAGGAGATGCCTTTGCAATTGTTCTCATTAATAAGTTTTAAAATCTCATCCAAGTCTTCAAGACTAGAAATTGCGTCAATTACTTCTTTCTCTACAATCGTATCTTCAAGTGCATAAACTTTTTTAATTAAAGTCTCCTTGCTATAAATCATATTTAAAAGATTTCTTATAGACCGAGCATCGTGCCCTTCTAGGGGGAAGGCAATCTCTATCTGAGTAAACTCATCTTCTAAACTAGTTTCCTTTATTTGTTCTAGTGTCATTTCATCACCTGCCTTATTTAGGATCTTTCCTTCTCTAGTTACAGTAAACTCTCCAATTTCATAAGCAAAGCTGGGAACTCCCAGGTATTTTGCCTTCAGTCCTAAATGCTTGCTTAAAGCATTTACTAATTCTTTTCTATCCATTAAAAATCCCTCCTTTATGTGGTACTACATATATCACTCAAAGGAGGAATAATAGCAAGTTATATCGAATTTTCAGCCAAGGGTTTATACCTAATCCTTTTTTAAAGGCCTGTGTGGGCCTTCTGTGGCCTCGTATTTTCGCTAATCCTTGGAAATATCAGTGTAGGCCAGCTTTTTCCCATTTCTTAAAAGATATACATCATCTGAACTTCCTACTTGTTCAATGTATCTTTTCACAATAACATCCGTGTATTTCTCATCTAGTTCTATGGTGTTACATATCCTATCTGTTTGCTCACAGGCAATCAGGGTGGAGCCTGAACCGCCAAAAGGATCCAGTACTATAGAATTAGTTAGGCTAGAATTTAAAATAGGATAGGCTACCAAGGCAACAGGCTTCATTGTAGGATGGTCTTTATTGGGTTTTTCAAATTCCCAGATAGTAGTTTGCTTCCTATCAGAATACCAGTTGTGTTTGCCTTTGTTTTTCCAGCCAAAGAGGACTGGTTCATGTTG